AACTTGTTCATCTATTCTCATATCGAGTGCTCCTCTTCTCTAATCTTTATTAAAGGTAGCACTCACCTTTCCAATTTAGCGAAACTTATCGTACGTTATCCAGTCAGGACAGGTGAGCTCTGAGTTAGAAGCAATGCCGTTGGTGAAAGATTTGATCATCACCACTCAAGATACTCCTGAATTTGAGTTAAGCATTGAATCCGAGGGCACATTGCCAACCCAAAGCAACATCATTCCGACTACAACCAAACCACAAGCCCAGCGTATCTTGATCTTAGATCGGGCGGAAGGATTAGCCGTCAAACTCATATGCAAAGCCCCGCACAGTTGTTTGTTCCAAAACGCCACCTGGAGATATACCCATGGTCAAATCAACTAAAGTTTCTAAGCTAGAGCTCGTGAAGGCGACCAAAAAGCATGCGATAGAATTGGCCCCAAACCTCAAGCAGGCTGATTTGGAGGAAATTGCAGCTGACTCAGGCTATCTCGATAGAGTCTACCTCGGTAGGGACTACCACGGCAGAAACTGTCTTGACAGAACCTGTCTCGACAGTGCACCCACTGGCCTTTTAATCAAATCCATCGCCATTTCCAAAATAGCTTATGCTTTGATTTATCAGAATAAAGATGGAACGAAAGAAGTGATTGCCCTGGGTGGCGTTGCGCCTCATCCAACTGACCCCCAAATCGGTATTCCCTGGGCTTGTTCCTCTGATAAGGTGAGGACTTGTCCAAGAAGTTTTATGGATCAGGCAAGACAAGCCCTCACTGAATTCTACTCACATTTCCCGACGTTGACCAACTTTGTTTATAGCCAGAACTATACAGCCATTAGATGGTTGAGAAGGTTGGGTTTTGGCTTTTCTGAGGATTATTTAGTGTTTGATAGGTTAAATAAACCGTTTTTAATGTTCTGTACTTTCTCCAAAAAGGAGTAACTCCATATCAACATTAAGCACTTGGGATATGGCTTTCAATAAATCGACTGAGGGCTTACGTTTCCCACTTTCAAGCTGAGATAAATAGGGCAAAGTAATGTTTACTTTGGCAGCTAAATCTTGCCTATTGATATCGCGGTATTCTCTCCAAACTTTAAATGGATTTTGTCCCTCTATCAAACAATCGATCACTTCAGAGGGATAGGATTCATGAGATTCACGCTCAAAAGCCTCGATGGCCAACTGGTCTTCATAATCCTCCATTTTTTCAAGCAATGCTTCATAATCTTTATAAAGCAACACAGCAAACTCTGGCTTACCATCTTTGTTAATAATTTGAATGTTTTTTGTATCTTTTGACTTCATTTGTACACACCTCCGCGTGGAGCAATTTTAATGACGTGAATGACCAGTTGTCGGTGCTTTATAGTATAAACAACTCGCCAATCTCCAACTCTTAAACGATAACCATCAGCGCCAGATAATTTTTTAACTTGCGGGTTCTTACCTAAAGGATCGCTTGCAAGAGCTCTGATCTCCTTAACAATTAGCTCTGCCAAGTTGCGAGGAACTTTAGCAAGGGCTTTCGTTGATTGGATACTGTAAACAACTTTATGCATTTTACTATAATAGCTAAAAGCTAATTTTATGTAAATAAATTATTAGCATCTTAAGGAAACTTTTCCATGACTCCTATCACTTCCACCCATCTGTTTGCGATGAACGCTGCTATGTCTGCCAGCCAGAGTTTGTTGGGATATATGCAAGCTCGGCAGAATGCGGCAAGCCAACGGGCGCACAATGCCATGATCGAAGCCATCAATCAGCAGAACGCTTTGAATGCTTATGATGCGTATTACAATAACCTTCAGGCACTTGAGTTTCGCCTTTCAGAAGAATACATGGCAACCGGGCAAAAGCTTGTCTTGTCACAAAAACAGGCCCTTGAGGTTGTGGGCCATGCCCGAGCGAATGCGGCTGCTTCAGGATTTGGCGGTGTTTCTCTGAACAACATGATGCGGCAGATTGCTGGGCAGTTTTCAGCATCTGATCGAGTAGCACGTAAAAACATGGATAATGTTGGTATTCAATCTTATCGCAATGCGTTAGGCATGCATCATGACATGCTCTCGAAAGCCAATAATGTGATCCCAACAACCCCTGTGCACAACCCATCTCCATGGGCTCATATATTAGGACTGAGTGGCGATTTGATGCGCACTTACACATCTTTGCAAATGGCTAAAGGAGGCATTCGATGATCCCACGCTACCAATTGCCAGCCGCAACCATTCAATCTGTCTCATCTCCCACTGACCAGAGCGTAGTGATTAAGCCTAATCAGAATTTTGCCCCAAACAATAGGTTTGGTGAGCTTGCTGCGGCTTTATCCAAATTTAATGACCCTTTGCAAAAGATGATGCTGGTTAAGGTGGACTCTAAAAACAAATCCGCTTTTGTCTCAGGCCAAGAGTTGGCCTTAAACTATCAAAGCTGGGATGAGGCGGTGAAGGCAGGTCATGCGGATGTGACCGATTCACCGTACTTTCGCAAGGGCTTTATGGAAGCTAAGGGAAGATTAGCCGGGCTTACCTATGCACAAAACTTAAATCAAGCCTATGAGCTGTGGGAAGGCAAAAACAACATCAAGTTTGTTGAAGACCCTGCTACGGGTAGCAAACGTATTGATCAAGACTCTTTGTTGCAGTTCATGGAGGAAGTGCGCAAGGGATATCTTTCCATGCAGCCTGAAGTTGGCCATGACAGTACAGCCCCAGACTATGATTGGTACGAAGGGTTTAAGCCAAAGATGGAGATGGCTGAGATCAATTTACTCAACCACCATACGGCTTATACCCAGGCCCATTTGCGTGAGTCACGCCTGCAAATCTTGGATCAAGAGGTAGCCGCTGTTATTGAGCAAGGGTTTTCTGGTGACGACCTTAAAACCAAGCTCGATGAACTGAAAGCTGAAGCGAGATTCACGGGTCTTTCCAAGCCCCAAGTGGAGGAGCGGATTCAAAACAGCGTAATCGTATCCGCTTTTGAGATGGGAGGCAGCCATGGTGATGCGCTCTTGAGCGCGATTGATTCAGATAATCCGGCTGTGAAGCAGAAGATACTTCAGGCGCAAAAACATATTGAAGATGAGATGTGGCGGGATGAGGAGCGAGCTTATCATCGAAAGAAAAGTCAGCGCAGTGAATTTGTCCGTAACTTTAAAAGCCACATTTTGCGCTCTCTGATGGATGATCCAAACTACAGACCTCCTCACGAACTTGAAGCCCAAGCCATTGATGCTGGGGTTACCGATCTGCCACAAGTGGTCGAGCTCATGCGCAAACAAGTGTTGGAATATCAAGTAGAACATAATGTAGCGGGGCAAGAGAAGTTTTACGCTGATCTTTATGCGGGAAGATTATCTGAACAACAGATTTTGGATTCAACCTTCTTGAATCCTACTGATAAAGCCCAAGCGCTCAAGACTCACTTTACGCAAGCGGATATCGTCAAGCACGAAGCGGTTAAAAGCGCCAAGCACATTTTGACCGATGCGATAGCTCCCAATAAGTTGGAATCACTCCTCATGGGCACCACAGAGAAAGGGCAACAATTAAGCTCCCTGGCCGCAGAAGCTCAAGGAGAATTCCATCGAGAAATCTGGACGTTGCAACGAACTCAGCCTGAGATAGCCGGTGATCCTATCGCTTTAAGCCAACAGGCAACTCAGATTGCCCAAACGTTGAAGGCAAAGTATCAGAAACTGAAAGAACAGATTGTTTCTGGCACACCTGCAACCAACACAACCCCCAATTCTTCAGCCACTCACTCTCAAGATGAGCCAAAGCTCCTTCAAACTCGTTTGTTTCAATCACGCGCTGAACTTAAACAAGCACTGGCTGATTACAAGCAAGGCAAAGGGAAACTCAAAAACTATGTTGAAAGCCATTCTGGCATGACACAGGAGCAGTTTGAGGCCTTTTTGCAAGAATTGAACAGTCAGTTCGAGTAACTCGTTACAAAGTAGCTCACTACATACCCTCTAAAAATTTTACCTTTTATCGTTATCCCTTATTTTAAGGAGTGAGAAAAAATGCTTGCTTTATGTGGGGCCCTGTTGGGCTTTTTATCCAGCGCCATGCCTGAGATCATGCGCTTTATTAATCAACACCGTGATCGTATCCAAGAGCTGGCCATCATGGATCGGCAAATGGAGCTCACCAAACTAGGCCACACCCATCGCCTGGAGGAAATCCGCCTCGCATCCGAATCCAACGAGCAAATTGCCCTCATTCAAAGCCAACGTCACGTAAAGGTTAAATTGGTGGATGGCTTAGCTGGTTCCGTCAGGCCCGTGATCACCTATGCTTTCTTTGGTCTTTACGCGGCAGTCAAGCTAGCCAGCTGGTATTCCTGGGTTCGCGGTTCAAGTGTTCCTGCCGTGACAGCCTTTATTCACATTTGGAGCGGTGAAGATGAAGCGTTGTTTGCGGCTGTCATGTCGTTCTGGTTTGGGCATCGTGCTTTGAACAGGAAGAGGTAGCTATGCGAACAATATCAAGCAAAGGGCTAGCCCTCATCAAGCACTTTGAGGGGTTTAAAGATAAGCCTTACACATGTCCTGGAGGTCATGTCACCATTGGTTATGGTCATGTGATCAATAAAGATGAGGAATTCAAAACCCTTACAGAACATGAGGCTGAAGAGCTCTTAGTCCACGATGCACAAAAGGCTCTTCACGCCTTAAGCCGTCTTGTAAAAATCTCACTTACACAGCCTCAGGTGGATGCTCTGGTTTCATTTATCTTTAACCTAGGAGCAGGAGCCTTTCAGCGCTCCACCTTAAGAGCATACATCAACCGCTGCGATCACACCCAAGCGTGCTTGGAGTTTTTGAAATGGACAAAGGCTGCTGGCAAAGTCTTGCCTGGGCTAGTTAAACGCAGGCAGGCAGAAGCTATCCTCTATCAATCTGGCATTTGCTAACTACATAACGTTTTTTACATCTTCTTTATTTTAATGGAGCCAATCATGGAATCACACGTGATGCCAACCACACCTACCTTGCCACAAGCTTATGAACCTCATGATTTAACCCCACCCCCTCATGAGCAACGGCAAGAGCTTAAAATACCTGATTCTTTCATCCGTAAACTTGAAACAGAAGAACAAGAGCAAGGCATCATCAGCCGTGCTCTGAATGATGTGAGTGACTTTGCTTTTTCAAGTGAGGTGTTTAAAGCCCCTGTGCATGGAATGTTGGAAGGCGTTAACCAGACGATTACCACGCTGGAACATGCCTTAAAACCTGTGGTTGAAACCCCAGTGCATTTATTAGCCCCTGAGTTTGAGCTGTCCCTCCCACATCTTCCGAATGTGAATGCCCCTCAAACAGTAACAGGCAATCTGGTTTCTGATGTTGCGCAGTTTGCCCTACCCTTTACCTGGGCTCTGAAAGGCATGAAATCTTTAAATGTTTTGTCGCGAGTCGCGCAAAAGAATCCTGCTATGATAGCGGCTGGGGCCGGGTTCATCGCAGACAGTATTGCCTTTGATCCTTATGAAGAGCGTTTGTGCAACCTGGTGTCAGATCATGGCCCTGAACTTACCAAGCCTATCTTTGATGCCCTTAAAGCTGACAAACTTGATAGTGAGGTCGAAGCACGTCTTAAGAGGGGCGTTGAGGGCCTAGCCCTAGGAGGCTTAACCTCAGGAGTCATTAAGCTGGTGCAAAAGATGCGCTGGATTAAAACCCATAAGGAAAGAACTTCTCAAACTTTAGGAGAAACTTATGAGTCTGACTCAGGCATCCTCAATGCTGCCAGTGATTTAAGTTATTGGTCAGGACATATGGCTGATGAAAGCTTGGTCCAAAAAATCATTTTGGAAACGGCAGGCTCAGCCAGTCACCCAGATCATTTTGCGGCTTTGAAAGAATTGACTCAGCAGCATAACTCAGAAGTGATGAGTCCAGAAGTTAGTCAAAGCTTTATGGCAAAGGCATCCGAGCGCTGGGTTAGTATCTTGCAATCCAGAGCTTGGGGTGATCTGCCGGAGGCCGCCAAACAGGATTTGGAAAGTTTGTTTTTAAAAAGTGAGCAAGACCATTGGCCTGAATCTTTAAACCAAGCGATTGAGGCTGATAAGCTTAAGCGTGGGGTGACTACTGAAGCCAAAGTGTCCAATAACTTAGGCCAAGAGGTTTTGGGCTTGGAAACGTCACCTGTAGCCCACAGTGTCATAACTGATTCAGGGGAAACGCTATTATCCTTGCAAACCCATCACGTTCAAGCTTTTAAAGAAGCCCTAGCCAACTTTGATGAGGAAACAGCAAGCCGGGTTATTGGTCGTGGTATCAATTTTGCCAATATCGCTTCATCTGATGATACCATCAAAGTCATGAAAACCCTCCAAGACCTCATGGCAGATGGTATTAATGAGGCAACAGGCAATGTGCGGTCTTGGGCAGACACCAACAAAATTGCAGGCATCATTGGCTCAAGCCCTGAAAATGTCACCTCGTCTCTCAACACTTTATTTAACAGCTCTAAACTGATGGACTCTCAATTGAGGGTTTCAGGCATTTACCTGCAAAGCCTGTTTGAAACCTTACGCCGAGAAGCGGTGAAGATTGATCTTGGGGAAGCCGGGGCAGAACAGATAGCCAATTTTATCAGGCTGAAAACTCTTACGGGGGAGACTTTCAAAATGTACCAAGGGGTTAAGTCCAACATAGCCAGGTCACTGAATACTCTCAAAATGCCCTTTTATGGCAAAGAGCTATCCGAAAAACAGCTGACAGAAATCTTTGATGCGCAAGGAGGTGTTACCAACATTCGAAGCTTGGCCAAGACGTTTGCATCCTGTCCATCCAATGAAGAGCTCGCAAAACTAGTCAAACCTTCATTTTATGAGAAAAGCCGGGACGCTGTTTTAGAATATTTTATGAACAGCGTTTTATCTGGCCCATCCACCCATGCGGTCAACATCCTTTCCACGGCTGCCCACACTCTGTGGCAACCACTAGAACGGTTTACGGCAGGGCTTATTATGGCGGATAAAGATATGCTCTTAGAAGGTACCTATTTAACCCGTGGCATCTTTGACAGTTTAAAAGATATTGTAAGGTGGACAGCTTTAGGTTCATGCCGTCATGCGGATGAAACCTTTGCACACGCCAACCCACTTCAAGGCGCGGCAAAAGCCTTTATGGCGGATCGAAACCTCATCAACCGGCATAGCATCAATGATGTTGCTAGGCCCAAAGCCATCAGCGCAGAACGGTTTGGCCTTCTTCCTGCAGAATCGATCATGAAAGCATTGGAAGAGAACAATTATGCCGAAGCGATCCGCTCATCCATGATCCATGGATTAGATTATCTGGGTAAGGCGATCAACTTGCCAGGACGGTTCTTGCTAGCTGAAGATGAGTTCTTCAAGATCATCAATTACCGATCATCGATCAGAGCTTTAGCTGCAAAAGAAGTGAGATTAGCAAACCAAATTGGGCAGCAAACTGATGGGCTTTATGAATCCATCCTTGCAAACCCTAAACAGTATGGCAACCTTCATGAAAAAGCCTTAGCTTTTGCGGATGAAGTCAGTTTTACCACACCATTAGCAGAGGGAACATTATCCCACACATTAAACCAAATGGCCCATAAACATCCTGGTCTAAGATTCATTGTTCCATTTATCCGAACCCCTGCTAATATCCTCAAATTTGCTCACCACAGAACACCAGGTCTTAATCTGTTATCCAAGCAGTATAGGCAAGAATTAACCTCCAATGATCCGATGGTGCAAAAACAAGCTTTGGGCAAACTGTTTGGCGGGTGGATTTTGTGGGCCACAGCCTTTTCCTTGGCTGAGGATGGCGTCGTTACTGGTGGTGTTCCCAAAGGCAAGGGCGAGGCCCTTCGCAACACCGGCAAGTTGCCTTATTCCTTTGCTTTCCAAGAAGAAGGCGGAGAGACAAAATATGTTCAGTTCAGCAAACTTGATCCATTTGGGATGTTCTTTGGGTTGGCCGTTGATCTTCATCATATCTTCCATGAACTGCCAGATGCAGAAAAAGAGAATCTGGCCACAGCTTCCTTGATTGCCATTTCTCAAAACATCAACACAAGGGGCTATCTGGTGGGCTTAACTAATCTGCTCAATGCGTTAAGTGATGGAAATCGGTATGGGCAAAGGTTTGCCGCTAATTACCTAGCTACTCTCGTACCCAATGCAGTCAAGCAACATCGCAAGGAGGTCGACCCTATCCAACGCCTAACACCAAAAAACCCTTTTGAGGATTTAGAATCATTGATCTCTTTTTACAAAAGCCAGTTGCCTGGATATTCAAAGGAGCTTCCAGCTAGGCTCAACCTGTTTGGAGAAGAGGTAACTTACCCAAGCCCGCTGGGGCAAGGGCTGCTCAAAGGGATCGCTACTTTAAAAAGTAACCAAGACTTAGTTGCAGAAGAGATGTTCCGGCTTAAAATGTCAGGAAGGCCCCCGATGGATGAGATCGGAGGCGTCCTGCTTTCATCAGAGGAATATCACAATTACATTAAGTTATGTGCCAAGCCAAGTTCTAATATGGACTTGAAAAAAGTGCTAAGCACCATCATGTCTTCAGCCAGCTACCAACACATGCCTGAAGGGGATGAGTCGGTTGAAGGCCATAAGCAGCATGCCATTAAAAGCGTGATCCAGCTTTACCGAAAACTCGGCCAAGCCAAACTTCTGGAGCAATACCCAGAGCTGAATGTAAAGGTTTTGGAGCAGCGCAAAAAGAAGATAAGAGGAAACTAGTATCCTATGAAAACCATTACCTACACGGCCGATGGGGTGCAAAAGCTATACTCCATTTCTTTTGCCTATGAGGCAGAGGATGTGTTCACTGTCTATGTGGATGACAGTCTGCTGCCATTCGAAAAGATTGACCATAACCACACTATCAAGCTTTTGGAAGCGCCAGCCTTGGGTGCACGCATTAAAATTGTTTGCGCATCTTGTATTGTCAAGGATGGTGAGGAGCTAGAGAAAGCCGGCCCTTCCCTCAACCAGCTTGAAGAACCTCAGCCGGGGCTGCCTCAGTCAAGACTGTCTCAGCCGAGGTTGCCTCAGCTTGCTGCAACTACACAAATTGATCAACTCAAACAAACTATCCATTCAGATATTGAGCCCATTCTCAAAGATTTTAAAACCAACAGCATTGAGCTTTTAGCCCAGATGGATAAGCTTTATACCAAAACCATGCACACATTCGAAAACTGCCACAAACTAAAAGCAGAGCTATTGCACGAAATGTCTTCTCATCGGCAATCGATTCATCAGCTGATCCAAGAAGGCACAGGCAAACTTCAATATGATGCTTCGCGCATTGAAGGGGTGGCTAATCATGCTGTGAATGTAGCCAATCAGCGTTGGAGCGAGGTCAACTCTTTGCAACAATCTGTGCATTCCCTTCAATCTGAGATGACTAGCATTAAGAGTGAGCTCGAGTCCTTACGCGGCTCATTATATAGAGTTGAAAGCCGATCAGGCAGCTCGCCCCGGTAAAGCAAACCAACGAACTCACCACTATCTCCTAACAATTTAATCCCCCAACATCTTAACTCAAGGAGTCAAAACCCATGGCTATGAGCTATGTAACCTACACGGCTGACGGAAAGGCGGACGTCTTCCAAGTACCATTCCCATTCATTTCACAGCAAGATTTAAAAATTAGCCTAACAGGAGACGTTCCACCGGATGGCAAGCCTATTCAGGCTGAATACCTCTCACATAACAATTCCATCAAAATGAACTTCATTCCCAAGGCTGGAGCCAAAGTTACCATTACGCGCAAAACATCGATCCATGATTTGGCCCAAAAGTTCCAAGCAGGAGCCATTAACAATGAGGCTTTGTCCAAAAATGCTCAACAATCCTTGCTCAAACTTCAAGAGCTAGAAGAAACGTTTGAAAAGGCGCTTGTGCCGAGTGATGGTATTTGTTCTTTGCGGGGCAATCGCATCACGCTTCTTGGGTTTCCAAAAGATGATTCTGATGCGGCATCCGTAAGCTTTGTAAAATCTTTATACAAAGAAAAGGAAGAGCAGTTTATCAAAACAGCGGCATCCATTGAAGCTCAAGTGAAAGCCCACCAAGAGATAAGTAAAGCTGTCCAGAATTCCGTCCAGTCTGTTGAAAGTAAAGTCTATGACTTACTCTCTAAGTTAGAGGATAAGTCCAAACAGATGCAATCCATTGAAGATCGCTTTACTCAAACGGGCATTAAGGCGGTGTCTGATGCTCACATGCATGCCGGTCAAGCCAAGGCTTTGGTGGAGCAATTGCAAGCAAAGGCAGCCGCCTTTGAGGCTGGCGCCAAAAGCGCATCCGATAACATTGATGCGAAAGTTATGAGCGCAGCAGAGGCAATCGAATCAAAGGCCAAAAACTCTTCGGACAATATTGAAAGCCTTAGGCAGAAAGTTTTGGCTGATATCGAGACCCAAGAAAAGCAGTTCAAAGACACGGCCACCCAAAAACAAACCAGTATGGAAGAGCTTTTGACCAAAACTCAAGCCCTTCACGATCAAAGCAAAGTTGCCGCCGCTGAAGCCAAGCAAGCTAATGAGGCTTTATCTCAAGAATCCACCAAGAATATGAAAACATTGCATCAAGAAGCCAAAGCCAATCTAGAGCAGGTTAAAGCTATTGCCGCAAAATGCGAGACTGACCTGTCTACTAACCTCAAAGCTGCTCAAGACAGCATTATCAAAACCAGGCTTGATTCTATTGCGGAAATTGCGGAGCTGACTGGTCGGCATCGGGAACTCTTGCGCAACTGCCAGGATCATACGGATCAATCGAAAGCTTCTCTTGAAGCTAAGTCCAAGGAAATTGACGCCTACAAGCAGCTTCTTTCTAAAATATTTGAAGAATTTAAAGCTGATTACCAAAACAAGCACAAAGAGATGTTTGAAGTTTTAGGGGCCATCAAAGCTCGAGAAGAGGCAGTGGCGCAAACTTTGAGAGAAGCTCAAGCCCTCAAGCAGCAGCTTAAAAATGACTTTAAGCAACAGAAAACTGAATTAGCGGCAGTTTATAATGACCAAATGGTTAGTGCCAAATTGGAACTAACTGAGTATGGGCAAAAAATAAAAAGTATTCTGATTGATGATGTCATGGCAGACCTTGATAAACCACTCATTCCATCCAGTAGCCCAGCTCCAACCACTACAACTGAGCCCACGCAAACAAGTTTACAAACTCCCACAGTAACTCCAACACCAATGCAACCAGTTGCAAAGCCTCAAGAGGCAACGTCACAAGTGACAACACCAAGTCCACAGCCTTAAAATGAAAGGTTAAACGAATGACAGAACCAACCACCAACAAAATCCTCCTTATGCTGGGAAGACTTGAAGGAAAAGTTGACTCCCTGTTGTCCAGCCAAGCTGATACAAGTGAGACCATCAAAACCCATGACAAGCGTTTGAGCAAGCAGGAGAAGACGCAGGCTTATTTGGCAGGAGCCTTGGCTCTTTGTTCCATCATCGCTTCTCTGGTGATTAAACACATTCAGCCAAATCACTTTGATGAGCATCAAGAAATCAGAATCAGAAGAGAGGAGCAACCATGAGCTCAAAACGATCAACCCTTGAAGAGCTTCATGAGCAACTCACACTCGTGTTACTTGAGCGCATCAAGGAAGGGGATTCAACACCAGCACTCCTAAGTGTTGCCAGACAGTTTCTTAAGGATAATGGCATTGAGAGCTTACCAACTCCAGGCTCTCACATGAGCGCCTTGTTTGAGAATATCCAAACCTTTGATTTGGATGATGTGCATTAAAGCCTGCGGGGATTGATTTGATGGAAGAAGGAAGTGAGGTGAGTTTAGGCTAGGCGGTCATTTGCCCTCAAGAGCCTTGGATCATTTCAATGGAAAGACCTGTTAAATCCGAAACCGCCTGGATATCCATACCTCTGTTCAACATAGCTTTGGCGATTTCTAAGGCTTTGAGTTGGCCGCCTGTTTTTATGCCTTTCTCAAGGCCAATGGCTGTTCCCTTCTCAAGGCCCTCGGCTTTACCTTCTTCAAAACTGTCCTGGGCTACTGTCTTCAGGGCGGCGGCCTCTGTCCAGAGCCACTTGAGGTGCCCTTCGTAAAGATCACGCTCTTGAGTGTTGAGGTTCATCTCGTCAATCACACCCAATGCCCGCTCTACTTGGGGATCATTGAGGGGAACATTGGTCAAGCGGTCATGATGTGTCAAAAAGGCCACCCAACGACCAAGGGATGTTTGGATCGCACGCAGCAATGCTTCCCGCTCATCGCCATCCTCTTTGAGCTTGGCTTCAAATTTTGAAAGCTCAATGGTATGCAGCTCCATGTTTTTAAAATAATGAATGCCTGTGTCTTTTTCTTTCAAATGAAATACATTGTGATATTTCTTTGATCCAGGAACAGAAAAGAAGTTGAGGATATGAATGCCAATGGCTTTGTTCAAGCTGGCATAGCCTTCAGACTTTTGAAGCTGCTCGGTGTAGAGCTTAGCCCAATAATAAAGGGCTCGCTTGTCATAATCCGCATCCGGGGTGATTTGAATCTCAATATTATAGCGTTTTCCTATGATGCTTTGGGCTTTGATATCCAGGATGGAGAGCTTGTCGTCACGAAAATTCTGGGGATTGTAGGGATTCAAAAGAGTAATGTCTGCCACCTGGTCTTCTTCGGACACAATGGCGTTGATGAGGGAGATCAGCAAATCCTTGTTCTCTTCCACCCCAAAGAGTTTCTTGAATGCTAAATCAACGCGCGGAGTTACTTTCTCACTCATTTTTAAAAATCCTTACGATCACAAGTCACATTCTATATCACACAAACCTTCTTAAAACAGAGTAAAAAGTGAGCCTTAGATAAATAAACATGAAAGGACGCTATGAACACTCAACCATCTGGGGTTCACCCTATCCTTACAGACTTCCGTCAATTCCTCTGCCTGGTGTGGGAGCATCTGCATTTGTCACCACCCACACCAATTCAGCATGACATTGCCCATTTCCTTCAGCATGGGCCGAGGCGGTGTGTGATCGAAGCATTTCGTGGTGTTGGCAAGTCCTGGATCACGTCGGCCTTTGTCTGCTGGAGCCTGCTTCGCAATCCTCAGCTCAACATCCTTGTCGTCTCAGCCAGCAAGCAGAGGGCGGATGACTT